TGCCTTCGTAAAAGGTAAAGAAATCCTTTGGGGTGGCATTCAGAATATTGGTGATGAGTTTAACGCACCAATTCAAATTGACCCTATTGCTTCAACAAAGTTTGATGCACCCACTAAAGGTAATCAATACGTAAAGTATGTTAATCAATATAACATCTATAACAAATATACTGACGTTATTGAGTTGATTTACGACCAGTCATTCTCCAATAATAAGGCCACAGGATGGCGCGCCTGGCACGCCCGCGGAGTCGGTATCATCCAACTCAGTTGGCGTTATGACGGAAAAGATGTTGGTGGTATTGTACCAGGAACAGTTTCCGTAGTCAAAGGAAAGATTGTTAATAAATATCCTGTATTGACATAATCTTCATTTATGCTATAATAGACATATGAGAAAAGTGAATGAAGGAATACTCCATACCTTAGCAAAGGTCGCCGAAGCAAATGGCGATAGTAATATCCGGTTTGCTGCGGCAATTGTGCGTGGAAACAAGATCGTATCCGTCGGTTTCAATCATAATAAATCCCATCCTTTTCAAGCAAAGTTTGCCAAGAATGAAATGGCCATATTCCTTCATGCGGAAGTCCATGCTATAAAGAATGCCTTGCGTGAGATTGATGTAGATGAACTTCCAAAATGTGACATTTATATCACACGGGTTAAGAAGAAAAAAGCAGGTGATAAGCATTTTGTTTGGGGTTTATCTAAACCCTGTCCAGGTTGTGAGAGAGCAATATCGGAGTTTGGTATAAAAAGAACCATATATACTTGTGATGAAACTGGAAATTATGAGGTCCTATGATGAGTGAGAAAAAGATTGTAAAATATGAACTAGAAGATGTATCGGATAAAAGTGGTTATGCTTCTTTCACAAGGGTAGATATACCCAAAGGTGGTAAAGTGATCGATGTATCATATTCTTGGTATACCTCCGTAATCTATCTACATGTTATTGCCAATCATAATAATAAAAAGAAAGAACGTTGGTTTGCCACTTTTAAGGAAGATATGCCAATGGAAGATTATGAAAAGAAAACATTTGAATATATTGGTAGAGCAAATGCATCTCCTGAACTATACATTTTTGAGGTACATGATTAATGACTAGATTGAAAACACCGTTACGGTATCCTGGAGGTAAAAGTAAGGCCACCACAAAGATGGCACCTTACTTTCCTCCTAAGAATAATGTAAAGCATTACAGAGAACCGTTCCTTGGGGGCGGTTCTGTTGCTTTGTGGATGACTCAAAACTATAATCTTGAGAGTGTGTGGGTAAATGACCTTTACTGGCCTCTCTATAATTTCTGGATTCATCTAAGAGATCGTGGTGAACAATTATCAAATGCCTTACATGAAACGAAAACAAATTATAATACGGTTGATAAGGCAAGAGAATTATTTGAACAATCTAAAAAAGAACTGAGTGATAAGGATACAACCAATTTTGAGAAGGCTGTAAACTTTTGGATCGTCAATAAGTGTTCTTTCTCAGGTCTCACCGAGTCCTCTTCTTTCTCTAAGGCCGCATCAGAAGGTAATTTTACTCTAAAGGGTATTGCCGACCTTAAAGAATATAGTAAACTGATTAAGAACTGGAAGATTACCAACCAGTCATATGAAACATTATTGGATGGTAGTATTGATGATGACATATTCATCTACCTTGACCCACCTTATGAGATTAGTTCCAATCTGTATGGTAAGAAGGGTGCCATGCATAAAGGTTTCAATCACGACAAGTTTGCTCAGAATTGTAATCTAAACGGACCTATGACTGCTATCTCATATAATGCCGAACAGTCGGTCAAAGAGAGGTTCCCTGATTGGAACCAGTATGAGTTTCCGTTGACTTATACTATGAGGTCTAACTCGGCCAACTATCGCAAGAACCAACCGAAGCGACTGGAATTGATGCTTACCAACTATGACTAAATAAAGGGTAAAACTTTATAGGATTATAATGGCATACGATTTTTTTCCAAAAACAGAAGCAGAAATAAAAAAGAAACTCGTTTCATACCAAAAGCCGGTATTAAATGACATTCTGACCATTTTTGCTTATTTTAAAAAATCGTTCCCAAAAGTTGAAACACCTATAAACATAGACAAAGCAAATCCAAAAAATATCAATGTCAATAGAACTTTAAAAGGTGTTGATTTAGTAAAACTTCCAAAATCTTTAAAGTTAGCGCAGATTAAAATTAAATTCGGTAATGGTTCGGCAGGTAATAGAGGTGTTAATAATAGAGGTGCTGGATTTGAAAAGCAATTTAGAGCAGATATTTTAAATTGGTGGCAAGGAAAAACCGCAGGTATTGACCCAAGGTCATTAAAGGCTATTGAAGGCCTTGATACCATGTATGGTATAAGTAAGGCAAAAAAGTTTGATGCCAAAGATGAAGGTGCTGCCAATACAAAAAGACCTCTTGTTTTTGGTGATACAGGTATTACTCTTTTAAATTCTAAAGGTAAAGGTCTAAATGTTGGTAAAAGCATTAGCGACATTACATTAAAAATAGATAATAAAGAAGTATATTTAAGTTTGAAATCATCTTCAACCGTCACATTTTTTAATGTTGGTGTTAGAACAATTTTACCTCCAGAAGATATAAAAAGTGGTGAACTCAAAAATATAAATGGTAAAAAACTACTTAAACTTTTTGGTATTGATGAAACGAGATTTTGTAAAGTATTCAATGGAAAATTAGCAAGAACCGATAGATTGGTTGAAAAGAATGTTTCTGTTAATAAAACTGATATTAAAAATCTATTAGAGTCAGGAATTGGATATGGATATCATATTCTACACCAATTTCCTAAGGTAGTTGAATCCAAAAAAATGGATCAGAAAACAATGCAAAAGGCCGCAACTCCAGGACAAGTTGATATTTATTATGGAGGACAAGGTGGTAATGCTAAACGTATAGATATCACATTTGATTCCGATGAGTATTCATTTAAGTTAAACATCAGAGACACACAAGGTAAAGATGGATACCCAACTCGTTTAATGTGCGATTTCAGACATAAGTAGGAAAAATGCTTAAATTTAAACAACACCTAACCGAGTCCGCTGCTGAAAAAGACCGACACCTCACACATATTGAGGATGCCGTCTTAGAAGGTGGTGTTGCCGGTACAAGAAATGCTATTCAATTTTTAATCTCGTTGAGAGATATGTTTGCCGATGATGGCAAAATTCTGAAAGAGGCCAGAGGTGGTCTCATTCTTCGAACTAAGTTCGATGGCGCGCCCGCACTATATGCTGGTATCAACCCTGAAAACGGCAGATTCTTCGTAGGTTCTAAATCAATCTTTGCCAAGAATGCCAAACTTAACTACACCGTTGCTGATATTCGGAGAAATCATAGCGGTGGTTTGGCAGAAAAGTTAGAGACTGCTTTAAAGTATTTACCTGAATTGGGAATAACAGACATCATTCATGGCGATTTTATGTATTCACGAAATGAACTAAAATCGGAAACCATAGATGGTAAAAAGTATATCACGTTTCGCCCAAATACAATCACGTATGCTGTTCCGGAAGGTACGACGCTGGCTCGCCAGATACTTTCTTCTCGAATGGGAATTGTTTTTCACACTACTTATCACGGGTCCACTATGTCTAGCCTCCAAACTCATTTCGATGTTGATGTTGGGCGGCTAAGGACATCAAAGAATGTATGGTATAGAGAGAATAGATTTACTGACGTTACAGGTCGTGCTACTCTCACCAAATCGGAGAATGATAGATTATCTGGCATTCTTACACAGGCTGGTGGATTGTTTAGACAGATACCTGCCGCACTATTAAATGAAATTGCTGCTAATGAAACATATCGTATTCCTATTATGACCTATTACAATCAAAAGGTCCGTGCTGGCGAACATATGGGTGCCAAGCATGTGCAGGAAATCATTAAGTTTGTTTCAGACAAATATGATAAACTTATAGCAGATGCCAAGATGCCTGCCACGAAAGCAAAGAGAACTGCCGAGAAGAAAATGGTTGTTGGTTGGTACCGTAAAAATGCTGCCAGCCTAAAACTAATCTTCCAATTGCAGAACCTCTTTATTGATGCCAAGACTATGCTTATTCGTAAGTTTAATCAAGTGAATGACATTGGCACATTCTTACATACACCAGAAGGTGGTTATAAAGTCACGGCACCAGAAGGATATGTGGCCGCATGGTCCTCTGGTGGTGATGCGGTCAAATTAGTTGACCGTATGGAGTTTTCGCGGTCTAACTTCCTAGCAACAAAGAATTGGGGAAAATGATTATATGTATAGTATGAAAGAGGTGACGGTTTGTGATGGTAAAAAAATACATATATTTGATAACCTTTTTACTTTAAGTGAAATTGAAAAATTTTATGAATTTATTCGTTCTTCAATGTTTCTTATTGATGGAGGTGATGGATTTATATCATTATATAATGACCAGATATATTCATCATATTCAGACAATGATATTATAAACATGGGATTCTATAAAACAAAAGGTTATGAAATTATTAATAAATTTTTGAATATATCCGAAAGAGAAAAAAAACAAATAAGAGTTAATTGTTCAATACCTTCGGAAAAAATGGATGTGCATCAAGATGGTGAAGGTATAACTTTATTATATTATGCTAATTTAAAATGGGAATTAAATTGGGGTGGACATACGTTATTTTTGAATGAAAATTTATCTGACATTGAATATACTTGTGCGTATAAAATGGGTAGAGTTGTTGTTTTTGATGGAACTATACCTCACTTAATCATGTTAGCAAACCATCAAGCGATTGGTAATAGATTGAGTTTTGTTATTCAATATAAATAGAAGAAAAAGGCCTTCGTTTATTCGTAAATATATAAATAGTGGTAAGTATCACAAAATTACACCCTCGGAGATAGAGTTTGAAGCATACCTCGTCAATCCCAAAACAGGAATCTCAACCCGTTATGGAAGATAAACTAGTATCATCAATACTGGAGACAATTAAACGTATTGTCCGCAGGGTTAGAGAAAAACAAAAATATAAATAACCAATAACATACCGCAGAGGTAAGAATGAAAAAAATTGTATTTACATTTGGCCGTTATAATCCGCCAACCACAGGCCATGCCGAACTAATTACATACGCCGTAAAACTAGCACACAGAACAGGTGCCGAGCACCGTATCTACACTTCCCAATCTCACGATTCATCAAAAAATCCACTATCACCAAGACAGAAGATGATGTTTCTTCGTCAGGTATTCCCTGGTGTTAATTTCGTTGATGATCCATCCATGAAAACCGCATTTCATATCTGTAAGAAATTAGCAGATGAAGGTTATGAGGATGTTGTTTTTGTTGTTGGTGATGACCGCGTGATGGAGTTCTCCAATTCATTAGGCAAGTATGTCAAGCCAAGAACTGCTAGAGACTTTGACCCTAAGAAGCATTATCCATTTAAAAAGTTTAAGGTAGAGTCCTCTGGTGCCCGCAAGCCAGGCATCTCAGGCACCGACCTCCGCAAGGCCGTGCGTAAGGGTGATTTTGCCACATTTGCTAAGGCATCCGCTGCTAAAGATAAAACCTTGGCACGAAAGATTTTTGATGCCACAAGAAAGCAATTGAGTGAAAGTTTATTAGAAGAAAAAGGCCTGTCTCGCAAAGACTTTCATGATAAACTAATGTCATTTGTTGATTTCACCTGTAATCACCTTGGTATCGATGAGAAACCAACCGTTCAGTATAAAGAGGATGGTAAAGAAGGCCACCAACCATCATTTGCTTCATATTCACCAAGCGATAAGGTCGTTTCTATTCTAACAAAGAACCGCCATCCTATGGATGTGTTTAGATCGGTCGCACATGAATTGGTGCATCATAAGCAGAACCTCGATGGACGCCTTGGTAAGAACATTGCTAAAGAAGGTGCTACAGGTTCTAAGATTGAGAACGAGGCCAACTCTGAGGCCGGTAAGGTTATGAGATTCTTTGGTAAAGAAAACCCATTCTACTTTGATATGGGTTATATCACTGAAAAGGCCATCATTCTATCTGGCACACCAGGTTCTGGTAAAGATAAGATACTCAAAGAGGCCATCTTGCCATTTGGTTTCGCCGAGGTTTCAGCAGATAATTTCCATAGAGAATCCGTTAAAGGTAATCTTGTTATCAATGGCACATCCGATTATAACGCCATTAAAACAATCAAAGAGGCCCTAGAATTAAAGGGTTATGAAACTATGATGGTGTTTGTGAATACCTCTAATGAGGTTTCAAAGCAACGCAATGAAGCAAGAGCAACTAAAGGTGGTCGTGTAATCACCGAGACAAACCGCTTTGCTAAGTGGAAAGGCGCACAAGAGGCCCTTGATAGATTCGACCAGTTATTTGAGAAGGTTATCGAGGTTAAGAATGACCTTGATTTAAACCTCCATGAAAATGTTATCAAAGAGACATATGATAAACTAATCAATAATGTATCAAAAGAAATATCCGAATTTGCCTTGAATGAGGCAGACAGACGATTTGAGAATATGTTAAACGAGGTTGGTGGTGCCGGTAATTGGGGCACCCAGCAACTCACAGACAGATATAAAACAGACACACCAGGCCAAGAACCTGGTAAGTTCGCAACTATGAAAGTTTTGAAATTGACAAACAGAATAAGAGAAGAGAAACCATCACCATTGGATCCAAGAGGTCAAAATCCTGGTCCTATTCCTGGTGATAGAATAGGGGACGAGGCTGGTATGCCTAAGGGTCCAGGATTTGGTGATAATCAAGTCCTTGATTTCACAGGCGTAAATGGTAGTAAGCAGATTGACCGTTGGATGGTTAAAGAAGAAACAAGAAAAATGTTTAAGGCAAAATATGGTGCCTTGGCTGACAAGAAACTAAAAGAAACTGCGGCCAGACTTGCTAAGATGGAAAGTCTTGAGGATGCTGGTACCAGTGGTCTAATGGGTATGACACCTAATTCCGCCAATAGAGATGATATAGATTTTACTGGCACAGAGAAAAAGATTGCCGACCAAGAAAAAACATCTTTATTTGGTAAAAAGAGATATAAGAAATATAAGAATACTAAATAGTAATGGAATTATTATATTATCCTATTAGGACAACTTTCAAAGGAACCAACAATGTTTGAGAACAAATTCAACTCTAAGAAAGCAGACCCTTTGGTGGAAGCCGCCAAAGCCGCTATGGAACTAGGCCAGAAGCGCCGTGAAGCAATTGCTGCCGTCAACGAAGAGTTCGGCGTATTCAATCGCAACGCAGTCGTCCGCGAGAACCTTGCCAAGTATGATGCTCGTATTGAAGAGGTCTTCAACGGCATGAAATCAGGCAACCTTACAGAAGAACTTTCTCCAAAACAGAAAAAGATGGCCGCAGTCGCAGGCAATCCAAAGAAGATTGACGCAGCAGACCTAAAGGCTCTCCGTCATGGTGCCAAGATTGATGAGAAGAAAGGTTGCTACGAAGAAGGTAATGACGGCAACCTTGCTAATAACTATCCTCCATATGACAAAGTAACTCGTGGTGATGTTATTGCTGGTGCCACTGGTAAAGACCAGATGGGTGGCAAGAAAAAAGTTGATGAGAAAAAAGGTTGCTACGAAGAAGGTATGGACTCCGATGTTGTCGGTGGTGGCGCCGTAACCAAAGACAACAAACCAGTTGTTTCTTCAACAGCACCAAAAGCAGATACATCAGGTCCATCTGCCGCTGATAAAGCAGGTCTTGCTGCTAAGATCGGTGCTATGAAAGAAGCAAAGTTGGATGAAGTATCAAAGGGTAGAGCAATCTCCGCTTATAGACAGAAAGAAGGCGAGGAGCGTGATACATCTAAACTACACGGTCTAATCAAGAGAAAGTTTGGTAAAGAAACAGCCAAGCACGCCGAACGTGCTGGTGCTAAAGACACAGGCAATCTTGTTCGTAAGGGCGAATCACACGGCACAGACCGTCTAAAGTCTGCCAAGTCATCTT